AGTTGAAACAGATAAAGTATTTTCTATATTTGGTAAACCCATATTCAACTTTGGTATAGGTGAGTTTGAAACAAGATTAGACTACTTAAAACAGGGTGCTGTTGAATTAGGTGATTTTGAGTTACAAATGGAAGGTGCTAGAACAGCAACAGCTGCAGATTATGCAACTAGTAGAATATCAATAGCCGAAGAAGAAGCTAAAGTGAAATTAGAGTTGTTGGATTCTGTGGCTATGGGAATGAGCGCATTTAGCGATATTATAGGTAGAGAAACAGGAACTGGAAAAGCATTAGCAGTTGCAGCTTCACTTATAAATACATATTCAGCAATAGCAGGACAATTACGTGCTTTTTCTGGTGTACCTGTGCCGGGTTACGCAATAGCACAAGCGATAGCAACAGGAGTAGCTGGATTTGCAGCGGTTAAAAATATATTATCAGTTAAAGTTCCCGGAGGCGGTGGCGGTGCTATACCAGAACCATCCTTCAACGTAGTAGGCAATACAGGTATTAACCAATTAGCAGGGGCGGTTAATAACCAATTAGGAACTCCCACCAGAGCATACGTAGTACAAGGAGATATATCTACCGCTCAACAATTAGAAAGAGATAGTATAAGAGAAAGTAGTTTAGGGTAAAAGAAAAGGGGGTGTTTAACCCCCTAATCAATCACAAACCAAGTAAAAACCTATTTATTTATTTCCGGTAAATCTTGTGATACATCAAACCTTATGAATTTAACGGCTGGATTCCCCTCAATAAAATATTTATACCCCCTCATTGATGCCCCTAAAAACCAATAAAAACTTAATGTTTCCTTACTTTGCCTTGACTCATATAATTTTGTAAAAATATAATTTCCAGACGTTCCTTCTTTTCTTGAAACACCACATACCTCTTTTAAGTATTCATAATCATTAGAAGATGGATTTTTTCCACCTATCATGTAGGCGAGAAAAGATAAATTAACAGTTGACAAAACTCTTGGTTTTTGCTTTGAGCTTATGTACGAAACTTTAGATATTATATCATTAATCCATCCGTCATTTTTTGATACAAAATTAAGAACCTCTTGATTTGTTATTCTTCTATTCCTATCGCCACGACCATTATTTGAATGCTTTGATTCTTTTACTACGTATCTAAAGTATAAATGACAAAATGCAGCTTTTTCATTTCCGTAATGAAACCCATTTAAATATAAAATATCCCCAGCACTCCTATTCTTTCCTGTATCAAATGTAGCCATTGTTTCTTTATCGACTCCCGTTACTACAGGTATATGATATGACTTACCAGAATTAATAATTGCCAAAAGCCTATGTTGACCATCTTTCAACTCACCATGCTTGTCAAAAACAATGCTTTCTCCATTTTCTAGGAATAACCCGTTTGACATTTGTTTTGATAGAAAACACACATGGCTTTCTTTTGCAACTCGATTGCCTGTGTTTCTTTCAAGTAATAGTTGCGCTTTTTCTGGGGTAATATACTCCATTCTTACTTCTAAATTTCTTTTCATTTTTACTTAGTTTAAAATTAATACTAGACAATATTACAACCTTTTTTTTACAATACCAAAAAAAAATTGTTATTTAATAAAATATAGTTATGCAAATTATTGAGTTGATAATAGACGAAGCAGATAACGAATCTGGTGTAGAAGCTGTATCGGTAGTAGAAAACCCTGCAATAGAATTAGACTTCATAGCCTTGAAAGAACAAAAGGAAATGAAACTTGCAGAGGTGGATGCTGAAAAGCGTATCCTTATGGGTGCTGCACTTGTACCAGATAAACTAATATACAGAAACCAAGACGATCAAGAGTTCTACATTCGTTTCTCAAAAGATACTGTAAGAAAAGCAAGTGAATTGTTTTTTAAACGTGGGTATCAATCCAACACAACCGAAGAGCATGAAATAAAACTAGACGGTAATACCGTTGTTGAAAGTTGGATAAAAGAAGATGAGGTAAACGATAAGAGTGTTAAGTATGGTTTAAGCGCCCCTATTGGAACTTGGTTTATATCTATGAAAATAGACAATGAAGAAACATACAGAAAAGCCAAAGAGGGTAAATTAAAAGGGTTTAGTATAGAGGGATATTTTGCAGATAGATATGCTATGAAACAAGAGCAACCAGAAAAAGAATTACTAGAACAAATAATTAAAATACTTCAAGATGAATAACGTACCACAAGATGATAGAAAAGCGTGTTTATGTAGAGATGGTTCTTATTCCAAAAAATGCTGTGGTGGCGACTACTTCAATCAGGGCATAGGACAATCACAAGCTAGTACACCAAGTATATTAACTCTTCAGGGTATTCTTAATGCGGTAGTTAATCCGCATATCGTTTATATGACCGCAACGGTTAACGCAAGGAATGAAGCCTTTAATATTAGGTTTGAAGCGCATTTAGAAAACACATACAGAACAGAGCAATACAATGATGTTACACCAGTAAATAATGGAAGTATAACTGTTAACTTCAATAGCACAGAGGCTGTTTTCTATATAAGAGCAAGGGTAGAAGGAGATTCTTACACAGGTGAATGGGTGGAAAGCACTATAAATGTAATCTAAAAACAAAACAGAATAAATAGAATTTTGTTATAATTAAGAACTATAACAATAATTTTTATTTATGGACTACAAAAAAACGCTTAACAAAGTAAAGGCGTTACTTAGTATTGATGTTCAGCTTATGGAAGATAAGTTAGACAACGGTGCTATGGTAATGGCTGAATCTTGGGAGGTTGGTTTTCCTGTATTCGTATTAGCAGACGATGGTACACAAGTACCTTTACCAGAGGGTTCTTATACTCTTGAAAATGGTAGTGAGTTTATCGTAGATGCTGATGGTATTATAACTTCATTTGGATCTGCTGAACAAGCACCCGAAGAAGAAGTACCTGCGGAAATGGAACAAGAAACACCCGCTAAAAAAGTGGTAGAAAGCACCACTAAGGAAACGCACTTTTCAGAAGAAGAAAAGATGTTATTTTCAGAAGATCAAAAACTTGAACTATCTGAAATGATAGCGCAAGGTATTGCTAACTATTTCGAGCAAATTAAAAATGCTCCGGTAGTTGACCAAACAGAACTTTCTAAAGTGGAAAAGGTAGAACTTGAAGAAGTTAAACCTATTAAACATTCACCAGAAAAAAAGGAAGTTCAAAAGAAAACACTTTATTCACAAAAACGTAAACCAAGCACTAAGGACAGAGTGTTTGAAAAACTATTTAACTAATGGCTACATACTATTCAAATGATGTCGTAAGACAAAGAGAAAATAAAACTACGATTGCTGCCGCAGCTACACTTACTGCCGCCGATAGTGGTTCTACTTACATTCTTGACGCTGCTGGTGGGGCAACTGTAACGCTTCCTGCTTTAGCTGATGGATTAGAATTTACATTCGTTGTAGGTGCTGCATTTGCTTCTACTAACTGGGTGATTGACTCCGCAGAGGGGGATAATATTAACGGATTTGTAATTGACATGGGTGCTACTCCTGCTGGTGTAGTTGCTTCTGGTGAAGACCAAGTTAATTTTGTTGCCGCTGCTGAAACTATTGGAGATTGGGTAAAACTTGTTGCAGATTCTGGTAACTCTCAATGGTTGCTATCTGGAATGTGTGGTACTAACGGAGGTATTACAGTAACTGACCCTTCATAATTTAAAAACATAAAAAAGATATGGCTACAACCACAAATATTACAACTACTTATGCAGGGGAGTTTGCTTCCAAGTACATTTCCGCTGCTTTACTTTCTGCTAACACTATCGAGAATGGTGGAGTAGAAGTTATCCCTAACGTGAAATACAAGCACGTTATTTCCAGACTAGATGTTTCAGGGCTTCAAAAAGACGCTACTTGCGACTTTGACCCTAACGGAACTATCACACTAGCTGAAAGAATACTAACCCCTAAGGAACTACAAGTTAATGCGGTTTTATGTAAAAAAGACTATCATGATACTTGGGAAGCTGTTAACATGGGTTATTCTGCTCACGATAATTTAGCACCTTCTTTTGCTGATTACCTAGTAGGACTTATTGCTGCTTCTGTTGCAGAGGGTAACGAAACAAACCTATGGAGTGGTGCAACTGCTACTAACGGTGGTTTCGATGGATTTGAAACTCTTTTAGCTTTAGATGCTAATTTACCAGCTGCACAAGAAGTTTCTGGTACTACTTTAAGTGCCGCCAACATTATTGCTCAACTTGCTTTAGTTGTTAACGCTATTCCTAATGCTGTTTATGGAAAAGAAGATTTAAAAATCTACATTCCTATTTCTGCCGCTAAATTTTATGTAGCTGCACAAGCCGCACTAGGTTATCAAGACCTTTACAACGTAGGACAAACAGAATTAAACTATCAAGGTATTCCTTTGTTCGTTGCAAATGGTATGAGTGATAACGTAATGATCGCCGCACAAAGTTCTAACTTGTATTTCGGTACAGGACTTTTAAGCGACCACAACGAAGTGAAGGTAATAGATACTTCCGAAACTCTTGGAGATGATAATGTACGTATCGTTATGCGTTACACCGCAGGTGTTCAATATGGTGTTGTTGAGGATATCGTAACTTACGGAATTACCAATAGTGCAAACTAAAAACAGGGGGTTTAACCACCCCCTTTTTATTAACTCTTTAAATTCAACTTATGGCGTG